AGGGCGGGCTATCCATCGGCAAATCGATATCCTCAATCGCCCCGAAATACCCTGTAAGTCCGGCAATCGAAATGCCGGGAGTGACCAGCGTGGCCATCTCGGTAAACGGCAAGTCGGAATAACACCAGCGATTGGACGGCCAATGGTAACCGAGCCGGAACAACGTGCCGCTAACACGCGGCGCCTGCCACCAGACGATCTTCATGTTCGGATCGACGAACGCCCGAACCTCGCCAATGCGCGTCCGGTTGATCGTCGACAGGAACCATTCGTCCACCCGCTCAATGCCGATGGGCGTACCTTCCACGCCTTTGAAGAAGCCATCCGCCGAAAGGTAAACGAACTGGCCCGGCCCTATCCATGCCAGCGAGAGCGGGGCAATGACGCCACGATCCGCGTTCAACACGTCCGTCCGAAACGCCACGTCCCCCGATTGCATGGTCATGGAGCGGAACATGCGCTTTTGCGCAACCAGCGCACCGCCCTGCGAGCCTCTACCGCCAACCACTTCATCGCCGTCCGCGAAATCCTGGAAATCGCAGCCGCGCCGGCCCGGGTCCCAGAATGTCACGTCGCCGAGGGCGGATGTCATGATGCGGCTTGGGAAGCCTGCCAGATGCCCGAGGACAAGCTGTGAGCCTGCCACCCATGCATAGCGGGCATTGGGTGGCGAGCCCGCAAGGTCGGCGAATTCCGTCCCTGCGTCGATGTCGATGAACTGCGGCTCGTCATTCAGGTTGCCGGCCATGAGTTTGGCGCCGAACACCTGAAACCACCATTTATCCGTCGACGGCACGCCATATGCGCCACCACTCAGCCGGGAAACGTCATCCCAGCCGGTGGTATCGCTGTTATACTGCCAAAGCGCTTCCTGCGTACCGGCGAAGATGCGAAACGCGCCAGTGGATGTTCTGACCGCGACGGCGCCGAAACATGGCGAGGACAAAGGTTCAGATACGGGGTTCAAGCCGGGATGTGGCCCCCAGCCGTCCGCAATCGGGGTGCAGTTGATTGCCGTGGTTGCGATGCCCGACGCATAGAGCATGCGGTCAGGCTCCCAGGCGCCAAAGGGGATCAAGGCGTAAAGCCTCTGATCGACAGGCCGGCCCGCGAATACTTGCCAACCATGTCGGAGCGGTTCAGCCCGGCAATCAACGCGCGGGCAATCGTCACCTGTGTGTTGAACTGCTCCGCGTCCTTGATAAAGTCATAGGCTTGGACCAAGGCAGCCCGGAGATATACGCTCGGCGACTTGTCCAGCAGCCAATTCGACCCCGTTACGCCGAGCGACGGGATTTGCTGGAAATAGGTGAATTCGATGTCGTTCGTGGTCTGCGGCAACGTGTAAAGCTGCGACCCGACGATGGTAAAATGGTTGGCAATGCCGCCAAGCCGGGACGGATAGAGGTTTTCAGCCTCGTCGGCGGTGATGTAGGAGAGGATGCGGCGGATGGAACCAACCTCGACGCAGCGGATGTTCTGGATGAAGTCGGTGGGCACAAGGCAGACACCATCGGCATCCGGCGTCAGTGTCGCCATCGTCTCCATTTCGCGGCAGCGAAGCGGTTCGGACATCTCTGAGCCGTAGTTCAGCCAGTCCTCAGCCAGCCGGACGAACATCTCGAGATAGTCGTCAAGGTCGTTGCGCGCCAGGTTCACCTTGATCCAGTCATAGAGCGACGGCAGATCGATCGGCGGGAAGCCGAATGCAATAGGTCCGCCTGTCGGGATCGTAAGGGCCATCAGATTCTTCCGCGACTGGTCCGGAATTTCTTGAAGTCGGCGTCGTTCAGGATCTTGCCGAGATAGAGCCGGTCATCGCCGTCGATTGCCTCGCCAAGCCCCTTCTGCTCGAAGAAGGTCAGCGGGACGGAGGCGACACGGTTGTAATCGCCGAAGGATTGGCCGTGCGATGCAATCTCGCACTGCACATTGCCTTCGAGGATGTCGTCAATCTCCTGCTCGACATGCGCGCCCTTCATCTGGCCGCGCTCGTCGAAGACCAGCCAGACGGTGCGCTTGATCTCGGGATCGTAGTCGAAGAAGACGCGGTGGTCGGCCATTACTGCGGCTTCCCCGGACGGCAGACGCCTGCCTCATACCAGCGCTCGGCAATCCATGCCGGAACCTTGAACGTCCCGCCGGCGGCCAGCTTCTCGTCTTCCTTGGCGAAGCCGTCGCGAAGCATGAACACCCAAGTATCCGATGTGGCGTCGATCTCCTCGTTCAGGGCTTCCTTGGCGGCTTCCTGAGCCTCCAGAACCTTTTCGGCGAACGTGTCGATGGACCAGCGGCCATCAACCTCCATGCCCAGCGCCTTGGCTTGCGCCCGCAGCACCTTCTTTGCCTCTGCGAGGTCTCGTGTGTCGGTCATTGAGTTCTCCAGATGAAGGAAGGGCGGCCCGAAGACCGCCCCCTGTTGATTACTGGTCTGCCAGCGTCGGAACGGTGGCCGAAACCACGCGCCCGTTCAGATACCAGAGCGTGCCGTTGCTCACGACATCGACGCGCGTACCGCCGCCAGGCGTGACCATGGTCAGCTTGGAGTTGGAATTGCCGTCCGAATACACCGCAGCAACAGCGGCATCCGCCGTGGTGTTGCCGTGCATGACGCTGCCGACATAGTAGTTGGTGTCGGAGCCGGTCGTGATCACAGCATTCTGCGCATCGGCCGCCGCGCCGCCGTAGATGAAGGTGTACGAAAGGCCCTTCTTCGGCGTCGGCAGCGTGATCGTGATCGTCGAGGCCACATCCGGGATGACATGCACGAGCCCGGAGTTGTAGTCCTTGACGGCGTAGGTGGTGGCATCAGCGATGATGACAGGATTGAAGCGGAGGGACATGGTGATGCTCGTCCTTTTGGTTCGGGGCTGAGATGAGAGAGCCGGGGAAGGACAATCCCACCCCGGCTAGTTGGATCAGGTCGAGGCGGTCAGGCCGTAGACATCCGCAACCACGCCGATGCCGGCCTGGTTGACGATCTTCAGGCAACCCTCGGCGATGAGCACGCCATTCTCGGCGTCACCGGTCTTGGCAACCTTGTCCTCCTGGATCGCGCGCAAGGTCATCCACTTGACCATGCCCGGATCGAGGGCGAACACGCGACGGGCCGTTGCGGCGCCGCCAGCGCTCATGACGCGGTTGGCCATGACCTTCACCGGTCCCCACGGGCTTTCGTAGATGTCCGCCGTGCCGATGATGGTGTTGGTGCCACGTCCGGCAGCGTAGCGGAACGCCGCCACGTTGGTGTCGGACATGAACGTCGCGAAAACGCCCTTGTTGTAAGCCGAGCACACGACCGTGGTGACATCGCCGCCACTCTGGTAGATCGACTGCAACACGCTGTCGGTCAGGGCTTTCGACCATGCACGCAGGTTGCCGGTGGTCTCGACCGTGGTCACGCCACCGACGAAGCCGCCGTTGGCGCCGCCGCCCGCACCGCGAGAGACGTTGGAGGTCAGCCAGGTCGGCAGGCCGCCGGAGCGCCGGGGATCGGTATTCGTCGACGCCGTGTTGACGATGATCGAATATTCGATGTCCTTGCGGAGCGCCTTGCCCTTCTTCATCAGTTCGTGGGCGCGCTTTTCAGCGTTGCCCGCGTTGTCCACCGCCTGCTGGGTGCCAGAGAAGCGGAACGTCTTGGTGAAGATTTGGGTGTAGTTGCCGACGCGGGTGGGAGGCGTGACAGCATCGAAAGCATATTCATTGCCTTCGGGCTGCGCATTGTCCCCGGTCGCGTCGAGGTCTTCATATTCCCATTCGGGATGCTTGGACGCGGCTTTGTCTTTGCCGGCCATGGTGTAGATGGGCGTGTCGGATGGGGTGATCATCGACACGAAGTTGTCGAGTTCCTCCCGGTTGCCGATCGCCTGTGTCGTCAGGACGGTATTGGCTACAACGGCCATGGTGATTATCCTCTTCGGGATGCGAGATAGGCAGCCGCCGCATCTTCGACGGTGCCCGATTGCTTCAGACGATTGACGGCATCCGAGGATTGCTGCGCCTTGCGAGCATCAGGAGAAGGCCGCTGGCCGGCCCGTTGGACCGGTGGGCGGTTCTGCACCTGCTGCTGGACTTTGGGCTTGCTGGCCTGCAACCTGTCCCACTTGGCTGCCTTTTGCAGCACGAGGGCCAGACGGTGGTCGTAGGGGACGGACTCGGCCAGTTCCTTCGGGCTGAATCCTGCCTTGGCGCCGGCGGACTTGATGTCCTCCGCAAATGCCTTCAGCTTGGTTTCGTCCTTCAGGACCGGGAGAGCTTCCCGCAGTCGCTCCATTTCAGCGTTCGCCAGCCCATCCCGGTCCTGCTTCGCCTTGGCTTCGGCCTGCTGCCGCGTCTCGGCTGACTGGTTCTGGATGTACTGTTGATGCTGCTGAAACCGCTCGAAATAGTCCTTCGCCTGCATGTAGCCGATAGGATCGGTCTGCATGAGGGCCGGGTCTGGAGCTTGCGGCGTAATCGACTGCATCAGCGCTTCGAGATATTCGCGCTGCTGTTCCACCTGTTGCTTGGATGCCTCAACACCGGCTAGAGCCTGAGATCGTTCCTCGATCACGCGCCGCTGCGCCGCGAGGTCTGTTGTCTTCTGCCGGTAATCCCGATCTTTCAGGTTGCCTTGGATGAGGTCTGAGACGGTTGACACCGTGCCATCCGGGAGCCGTACCTTGCCATTCGCGGCAACGAACCGGCCCTGATCGCTATCAGGTTCCGCATCTTCCTCGTCTTCGGCTTGACCCTCGTCCTCGGGTTCGCCTTCGCGCTCGCCTTCATCCTCATCGGATGTCTGCTGGTCGTCGTCGGCTGTTGCGTTCTGCTCCTGGTCTCCAGACGCGGATTGACCATTGCTGGTTTCCGGTGTGGTCGCCTTGGCATATGCGCTTGCTGCCTGCTCAATAGACAGCGAAGTGTCGTCGCCACCTGTTACGGTGTCGTCTTCGGTTCCCATGACCTGTCCTGTGATTTGCCAGTTCCCATCGGGTTGACTGGCGGGGTGGAAATGGGATCAGACGATCCCGGGGGCCTTCCTCGGCTTACCCATCTCAATGAAGAGACGGAGCCGATGGACGAAGCTGTCTATGGCCTTCACGTCGGCCTGGTGGGCGCGAATGGCATCCGCATCCGTTGCGCTGGCGCGTAGCAATTCCTCAAGCGATTCCGCCCGCATGACAACGAGCGCGGCACGGAGCGCTTCGTTCTGAAGCAGGCTATCAGCAGTGGCGGAAAGGTCTTCCTTGGTCATCCCGGTTCTCCACCAACGCTGACCTTGGATGTCGCATCGGCCTTATACCGGCCAACCTCGGCCTGCGTGTCCGCGTGGTAGAAGCCCTGCTCCCGCTTGATGTCCATCTCGGCCATTGAGAGTTCACGCTTCAACTGAAGCTCGGCAATAAGCTGCTCACGCTTGAGTTGCATTTCTGCCTGAAGCTGGGCCATCTTGATTTGCATTTCGCCCTGCATCTTCTCGCGCTGCAACACGATGTCCTGCTCGTTCTTCTGAGCGTCCATCTGCATCTCGACCTTGGATTTCTCAACATCCATGGCCAACTTTTGCTGTTCGATCTGTATCTTCGGATCGGGCTGTGCGGCCTGTTCCGCCGCCATCTTCTGAAGCTGCTGGACCTTTTCCTCGGTGTATTCGGGATAGAAGTCCTCGGGATTGCGAATGCCGGCGCTTTCCGCCATCTTCGACATGGTGAGGATGATCTTCGGCAGCATCTCGATGGCTTCGTTCGACGCGCCGGAGGCCATGAACCGGTCGGCAAGGCCAAGCTGCGTCTGCAACACCGTCTGCAACATCATCAAGTCGCGGTCGCGGGAGCCGGTGCCCAGCCCTACATTGATTGTCACCTTCATATCCGCGTTCCAATATCGCGGATCGATGTCGACTGCCTTCTTGTCGTTCATCACCAGCCGGCGCGGACCCTGATGCTTGATCATCAGCCGCATCAGCTTGCGGAACACCTTGGACCAGCCCCATTCGGCCTGATTGCGCGCTACAAGCTCGACCTGGCTATAGCTAGCGTCCGATTCCTTGTTGGTGGCTGTCGCCGTCTGGTTTTGCAGCGTCTCGGGATCCAGCGCCATGCCCTGCCGGGAAACACCGGTACGACGCTGGATGACCTCATCCTGCATCGCCATGGCTTCGAAGGCGTGGTTCGCGACGAAAGGCACAGCCAGGTCCGCCAACGTCGATCCGGTCTTGCCGAACACGACGCCGCCAAATGTCGGGGAGAACAATTCCTCCGGATTGGTGATATCGCCCGTCGCGAACCGCTGTGGATTGTTGGCCGCGTAGATGTTGTTGAGTGCCTGCCGGCTCAACACCGTCTTGATGTCCTGAACGTCCATCGTCTCGTCGGCAATGGACCGTGCTGTCCAGCGATGCGGGATCGGCTCGCATGGAATATCGTCGAACGGGTTTTCGTCCTCCCACACTTCCCAGTCGAGCAGCTTGCCGCTTTCGCTGCCGCCGAAACAGGCGCGGACCAGTTCGGCCTCGCCATCGTCATCCACATCAATGCGGATGAAGCACTCGTAGTAATCAACGAGTTCCATCGACTTGTCAGCAGCATCGGCTGAAGATGTGGCCAGCCGGCGAGCGGCTTCCTCCGGCGTTTCGTTGCGTCCCGCCTGGGGAATGGAGAACACCAGCGTCTTGTCATAGCCCATCTGGACGAGATCGGAACGGGTGACGCGCTCCCAATGTGCCGTGAAGGCTGCATCATCGGTGCAGATTGCATCCTCGTCGATGAGGAATTGCTCCGGCGGAATGGCTTCGATGGTAAACTTGCCTTCCGCCTTCTTCCGCTTGATCTTCAGGTCATAGACCTTGACCGACATGCCCGTCTCGGGGTCGATTGTGTCTTCCTCGGTCTTGGCCAGCACCTCCGGCGGCTCGTCATCATCCTCAGGCGCCAGAAGCATTGCCATTTGGTCTTCGCTGAGGCCGCTGTGGAACGATGTCGTGTAGACCGGCGTATCGTCGTAGTAGGTCTTCACCACACCATTGCCGACAAGCAGCGAGTCCCAGGTTGCGGCATAGACGATCTCGTAGCCCTTATTGTCCTTCCAGAACACGTAATTCATGCCGTCCGTCGCCTGCTTGGCGAAGGGCACGTCAGCTTCCTCCACCGGCTCGGCAATCGCCATGCGGTCGGATGCGGTATAAACACGCATGATGCCCGGAAGCATCCAGCCGATGGTGTCTGCCGTGTCGCGGCTCACCACCTTGGATTTGCCGGTCTCGGGCGGCACATACTTGTCCATGCGGCCCATGTAGTAATCGAGCGCCTTGGATCGGTCGCCCTCACGCTCTCGGCTGTCATGTGACTTGGCAAGCGATATCTGCGATGAGACGATGGCCTCAAGCCTGGTGTCGTCCATGCCTTTCGGCTTGGGGCTCTTGGGCTCGTCGGAATAGTCAGCCATCGTCAGACCACCCACGACATGTTGCGCTTGGGGACTTTCATCTCGCGTGGCGGCTCATAGACGACGCACATGAGACCGAAGGCGTCCGCGCCGTGGCTTGACCAGTCATGGTCCGGTCCAAGCCCGATGCTGCGCTCTTCGTCCTGCTTTTCGTGATACCAGCCGAGTGCAAGGCGCCCTGCTTCGGTCGTGGCCTCGTTGAACCAGATGGACGGGAACAACCGGCGAGCCGCTTCAATGCGCATCTTGGCCGCGCCCTTGCCCTGGTTCGGAACAACCGTGACATCAAAGCCGGCTGACTTCAGCGCGCTCTCGAATGACACGTCGTAAACCTTGTCGTTGGTCGAGCCGTCATGCGGCAGGATGCAGAGAGGCTTTGCGTAGCCACGTTCCCGCATCCACGCGATATGCGTTGCAAGCGGTTGGCCGACTGCCTCGTAATAGTCCAGCACCCGGATTTCCCGCCCGATGAACTGGCATATCCATATTGCGCAGGCGTCTGCCTTTGCTCCTGTGCCGCCAATGTCGAAGATGGCCCTGATGGTCATCAGCGGGTCTTTGGCAACCCGCGTGATGCGCTTCTGCTGTCTGGCCTCCGCGAGAGAGGCCGCGTAATATGCGCCCTTCAGAACCGTGGCGTAATCGCCTTCCCAGATATGCGGATATTGATCCGGGTCGGTGCGTAGGCAGTCCTTGCGCTCC